AGAAAGATAATCGAACCATTCTGATATACGATACTGTTCGGGTTCTCTTTGTCATTGCTTCCGGTCAATTCCCAATGAATGCCGCGCTTTAAGTTCATCATTTCCTGAACTTCAAACATAGTCTTCAGCGTTGTATCTTTCAACGTCTTAAAGTGTGCGCGACCTATGAAGCCGCGTGACTTCGGATATTTGAATCGGTTCTTCAGTTGCCAGTAACAGCCGAGAAAAGACTTAGCACCGCCGGCCGCACCGCCATAGTATACTTCGCGCGTCGTTTTGTCTTCAAGAAGATCAAGTGCTTCCGTCTGTTTGTATGTAAGTTCAATCAATCTTGCTTCTTGTCGTACTGCTTGACTTCATTCCATTTTATAACAGCATCACCTTCGAATATGTGTTCTTGCCTTTCAATGTATCCGCGCTTTTTCCCTTGCGTTTTTAGGAAGAATATTGTCGCAGCTGTATTCCCTTCCTTAATTTGTTTGTGAAGCTGGCTTTCGGCAAAATCCAAGGCGATGCCGGATATATCTTCAACGGCCTGCTTATATTCAGGATCGCTTTCAATCCAGCTGTAATGCGTCGTCCTTCCAATTCCTACAATCCTGCAAGCTGAAGTCACAACACCAAGCGATTTTTCAAGCGCTTCAATCATTGCTTTTTTATGTTGTTCTGTTTTGTTCATAATCCTTGCCGTTTATTTTGATTTTAATTGATGGATCAAGCTTGCGCATTCGGTCAATAATGACTTGGCAATACTTCGGGTCTAACTCCATGCCGTAGCACTTGCGTTTTAGTTGGTGAGCGGCTACCATTGTTGTTCCCGTTCCTAAAAATTGGTCAATAATTATATCTCCTTGCTTTGTGAATTGTAATGCCCATTCTGGTAAATCTATTGGAAATGTTGCAGCGTGTACATTTGAAAATTCATTATTTCTTTGTGGCTTACCTCTATATACATTTGGAACTGTACCTCTAAACCCAGCATTGGGTATTGCTCTTGTTGCCTTTTCTTTAGATGATATAAAAAACATATATTCCCAAGTTGATGTCATTACATTTTCAGCCATTGCTGGTGCTCCATGCCCTTTATCCCATATTGCAACATCGATAAAATTATTTTTGTACTTATATAAATAATCAATCAATGCCACTTTGTTTCCCGCTAAACTTTGAATGTTGCAAATCAAATATTCTGAAAACAATATAGCGTTATTTGTAAATCCAATAAGCAAGTTTAAATAGTCTGATTGATTTTGATTGTCATTGTATTCATTGTATTTATTATCCGTAGTATGTGTATTACCACTTAACGATTCACTTTTACCTGCGTTATAAGGTGGACTTGTAAAAGCAATATCTGCCTTCTCTCCGTTCATCAGTTTAGCAACTTGGTCGCTATCCGTTGAATCTCCACAAAGTAAACGGTGTTCGCCTATCTCAAATAAATCACCAATGACAATATCAGTCTGTATTTCGTCAGGCATTTCGTAATCATCATCCTTTGCTTCCAGTTCTTCTGCCACCACAAATCCAGGCAAATCCAATCCCCACTCTTCCAACTCTTCTGCATCCCACTCATTCGCTAAAATATCCCAGTCCCAGCTACCGAACCCGACATTGTCTTTTATGATGAATTCCTTCTTCTGATCTTCAGTTAAGTCTTCAACCCTTACAACTGGTACTTCTGTTTTGCCTAATTCAATGCAGGCTTTTAGGCGCATATTGCCACCAAGGACAGTATTGGTTTCATCAATAACCAGCGGCCTAATAAGCATCATTTCCGGAAAGCTTTTAATCGAATTAACAAGCTTCTCAAAGTTTTCGTCTTTAATAAACCTTGGATTCGATTCGTTAGATTTAATTAAATCGATTGAAAGTATTTCTGTTTTCATCGGTTTGTTTTTTTAGTAAAGTTAATCAATCGGCTTCTTAAACAAAACTTGGTGAATGTGCCAACCCCACTGTAAGCAAATTACAATGATTGCGATGAACAGCCAAGCGAACATCAGCAAGTCGGCTTTCGGGCTTTCTTCAAGAAGCAAATGAATCTGATAGCTGAAGGCTATAATAACCGGAACGCTTATAAGCAACAGCCATATCGTTCGAAGAATTTGTTTAAAGTCTTTCATGTTGTTTCGTTTTCTATTGTTGGGTAAAATTGAAGAATAGCGTTTAGCAAGTAGTTATAAGTATGTAAGAAATGGCTAAGAGTGGCTACTGTCGAGCTTAATGGGTATTTCAAGGTTTCAGATTTCCACTCGGTACTACAAACCTTTTTTCCCGCCACTTCTCATATTCAAAACCGTTAACTACAATAAGCTAATTTCCGTTTTCACATTTTGCCAATACTCTGTTAAATGGATATCAAACCTTGTAAAGCCATCATTATTAATAATTTCATTAACGGCTATTAAAGCGCATTCTTTCGATAAGTCTGCGTTTATCCATTTATATTGCTCATATTTAAACACTAATTCTTTTGCTTTCTCTTTTGGTGTCATATTTTTGTTATTTAAAATCCTTAAATGGGTTGTTTAATTATAAAGTCCTATTCTTTTAGTCATAGTCTATATCTTGATTAACAAGTACAATGTATTCGTTAAAAAAATCAGGGTACGGAATAGCCATTTCATTGTCTATCAAATAATTATAGGTCTTTTTGTCTACTTTGTAAATATCATAATGACAAACATCTCCGTCTACCATAGAATGAAACCCTAAAAAAATACCTTCATGCCCATTGCTGATTTCATAGGTATTGCCTATCTTGTTTTTCATAAAATAGTCAGGATATTCAGAATTAAATAGCAAAGAAGATACGCCAAGCCTAATAATATCAGACATAGAAAGCCCTACCTCTATGCTAAATATCTCTAAACTATTCCATGTTTCGGTCGGTATTCTAAAAGTAACAACCTGTGTTTTTTCGCCATCAAATGGTTTGAAATGAGGCACTACCTTCCAGCCAGTAAAGTTTTTTGTTTTTTCCATTTTTTGTTTAGTTATAAAGTCCTATTCGTTTGTTTACTTCTGCTCTTACTTAATCAATACCATCTTTGCACCTTTGCAAACTTCGTCCAACGTTGCTTCAAGAAGTCGCCACTTGATTTGCCAAAGCGATGTTTCGAATCCTTTGACTTCATGGAATTCGATTCCGCCATGCTTGTCTGTGACGATGAAGTCCATGTAATAGTTCGTTATCTGCTGGCCGTTGACCTTTAGTTCGATCTTGTGTTGACCTTTCCAGCTTTGAATTTCACCAGCCTTCAGCATCCAGTCAAGCTGCTCGGCATATCGCGCTTCTTTCTTCGAATGATACCACTTGCCGTTATATTCAGTTCCTTTCGCTGAATACTTGTTTTTGCCTTTCGAATCGCTTTCAGATTGCTTGAATCGTTTTTGATAGTAGGTCATTCGAATAATTTTGATTGATTTGTTTTCTTTCTTTGGATGTTTAGCGCCGTTTCAAGTATAGTTCTTCCAGCTTCATAGTCTACAAGGTTTCTTGATATTTTACCGACATCTTGTTTCCCTTTATATTTTCTGAAATCATAATCGTGAAAATCGCAAAAGGAATCAAAAGGTGTTGTTCCAAGTTTTTTATATTTAAGGCGTCCAGATTCCTGACAGGCCATGTTAGGGCTTTGTCTGTCGCTTATTTTGTTAGGAATATTAAAGTTTGTCCAATACAAATGCCTTCCTCGCTTCTTGGCTGGAATTAATGGTTCATAATAGGCGATGACATTTTCAACAACATATTTACCTTCATAAAAATTATCTAACAAAATAATTTCCTGATATAGCTTCATGTCAGGATATTTCATTTTCCTTTTTGTTTTCATTGAAGTCTGAAATCTACTATGCGTCGGACATGGTGGTGAACTCCAAATGAAATCAAATTCTTTGTAGTGGTCAAGTAAATACTGATGGGCATCTGCAACAATTACAATGTCATTAGGGAAACGCTCTTGGTATAGCCTGGCAAGTTCTTCATCCCATTCGACAGCTGTTACCTCTATTTCTATTCCTGCTTCTTTTGCGACTTCATCCCACTTAAAACGATTACCACCAAGACAAGCGTATAAATTAAGTATTTTATATCTCATTTGATTACAGCTTTATATCCAAACGTTTTTTCAATATAGTTTTCAATCCAGAACTTTTCAGGATTATCGGCGACGAATTCTTGTTCCGCTGCTAATTTACGAAACGGATGCGCGTCAGGTGATTCGACGGTTTGCGCATATTTGAT